GCAACCACTGCACCCGTCAGTTGCATCAAATCCAAGTTTTTCCATACCTTGATGGGTTCAATCAAAGCGTTGCCCTGACGCTTGGCAAGGGTTGAACGGTCGCCACCAAAACGAGCAACGTCCAAGCCCCAGATCAGCTTGGCGTGTTGTGAAGTCTCAACGTCACGGTATTTAGCGAGTTCAAGCAACTCCATTGGGATGATGGTGTCGTCGTCAGAACGTGGAAATTCACCAAGGACGCGAATACGGTAAGCGTTGGATTCCTCGCCATATCGAGCCTTCATCTCCTCAACGTAGGCTTCAGACACCCGTGGCGAGTCAACGCAGGAAACCTTCATGGTTACCCAATCGCTGGCTAGACGGTTGTGCGTGTCGTAGAAGAAGCCAGACGAACGTACTGGGTTTCCTAACAGTAAGGTCACAGCGTTGTGGCCTGACATAGAACCAGCCGCAGCCTCGAAGACCTGTTCAGGAATACCAGACGCTTCGTCAGCAATCAGCATCACGTTGTCCGAGTGGACACCCTGCAAGGCTTCAGGCTGTTCGGCGCGAGATGTACGTGCTGACACGAAGGCTTCGGTTGCAGCTTCTTTCACCTCAATGCGGTCTTGCTTGACTTCAAGCATATCCCTCAAAGTCGGTGGTAACTCCTTGACCCAACGCTTTAATTCCGCGAAAAGAGCGTCATACAACTGGCTGGACGTTGGGGCTGTCACCACGACCTTGACGGGGTAACGTAAAAGCAAATACCAGATGATTGCCCACGAAGCGCCAGTTGACTTGCCAACACCGTGGCCTGATCGGACAGAGATTCGGCGCTCACCTTTGGCGATGTGGTTGAGCATAGTCTCTTGCCAAGTGTCAGGTGTGGTGTTCAAGACCTCCTTGACAAATAGGACGGGGTTGTTTCTGTATCGGGCTGTGAAGGCCACGAAAGGATTGTTGGCAATCTTCTCGTCCAGCTTTTTGGCAGCGTTGTCCACCAGCTCCTGTGTATCAGGGTGGAGTTTCTTGGTTTCTTTTGGTGTTGATTCTTTCGTCATGTTGGCATTGTGCCATTAAAGAATGTAATTGGTTGTTGGTGGCTGGTACTGATCTCCAGCTTCTGGTGTTACACGCCTATCAAAGCCCCACTACTGTGTGCGGCGCATCAGTCTGCGCATTCACCAACACGACTGAGGACTATTGTCTGTACCAAAAGAGAATCTTATTCATTGCCTTCTAGTTTGTCGCAATCCTCATACGTCTTGATGTCGTAGTCAAGTGTATCAGATTTTATTTTTTAAATTTTTTGGACGTTTTCTTTAATAGCAGGGGGGTGGGGGTGTGCTTATTAAAATTTTTTTTTGGATGTGTGTGGAGTTGCCAATGTGCAGCCACCCCGCCGACACGCCCCCACGGGGGGCTAGGAGTGTGTCAGGCTGGCACGATTACTGCATGGATTTACAAAGTGAATACTAAAGCGTGTACATACTTTATACAATGTCCATTATGTAAAGTTATTTCAGCGTTATCCACAGCTCATACACGTATTCCGTTGCATCGCTACAACAAAGCATATGAACTGTGGACAACTTGAACAACTTAGCTCAGTTTGTCTGTGGGTAACTCAGCCTCAATCACCTCGCCATGTCGCAGCGCATCGAGCCGCAAATTAGCCAGATTGACCGTAACGCTTGGCATCTTGTTCTGCGCGTACGCGGCTGGATTCCAGCGTTCAGCCACCCACTGGCGCGTTTGCACACGTAAACGAGCCTTATTTACTTCACTTATGTCTGTTTCGTCAGCAATTTCAATCGTTTGACTTACAAGAGCGTCAGCGGCTCGTGCGCGTGTACGCGTGAGGAACGACTCCTGTTCTGGACGGTCAAGCCATTCCGTCAACGCTTTCTTGCTCACGCCAAGCTGCATACAGATGCGAGTCTCGGACATCCCCGCCTCGAACATCGTTTGAATCTGCTCAATCGGCAACGTATCGAGCAACGCCAAGTCGTGATGCTTCTTTTTATTACCAGCCATTTAAACCTCCTAGAATCAATTATTACCATTCATGGCTACCTAGCCATTAACCACACATTTAAATCGCTTTAAAGTGCCTTCTGCTTCGTTTTAGAGCCATATGCAGACGTGTCGAACACCTTAGCCATACGAGAACCATCTAAAACGCCATCATCTGACGGCATATCCTCCAAACCAGTAGCTCCACCATCAGGAAACTTATTCGCTGGCTTGTCCAATCTGACCATCTGAGCTTGTGGATGTAGACGCTTCAAAGCCATAGTTTCCTTGACAACTTCAGCGTTCATCACCAACTCAAGCTCCTCCATGCACCAGATGTGTCTGCGCGTATCAGGACCAGCAAACTGGTCAAAGTGCAGCGCATCCTCGTAAGTCTCCACCACAACCATGATTGAGCCGTCCTTCATCTCATACTGGCAATGCTTCACCTCGGGCACTTGTCTAACGCCAGTTGTAACAGCCCACTGCTCCAGTGCTGCATAAGCCTTCTTCATGCCTTCCACTGCTTTTGTGAGTCTTACCTCATCCCTCATCTTCTGTGCAGCGTAGATTCTTTCCGACTGCATCCAGAACTTTGTGCGGAACTCCTCATCCACCAAACCAATCAGTCTGCTGATACCCCACTTCTTTTCGTGCGCTTGTTGAACATTAAGAAGTTCAATCAACTTACTTCGCATGAACAGCTCAAACGGGTCAGCAGGAATACTTGGTTGCTCAACCTTCTTTTTTATCTGCCTTGTTGCCACAAATCTCTCCTTACACTTTTCTTACAAATCTATCCCAAATCGACTGCGACACATAGGACATTGGTGTGTGTCTTATAGACCCACACACCATATGTCCTAGTTAAATGTCGGGACAAATGGACTTTCCCATATGTCCAAATGTCCTACCAAATGTCCTAGTACATCCATCATTTACTGAACGGTACGACAACACTAGAACCATCCCCGTCAGCATAAATTGCCCAGACCCAATCCTTATGGATTTCGATCTTTTCAAGGTCGGTTAGCGTCATCTTTACCCTCGCCCATGCTTTGTTGAATGTCGCTGGCTCCACATCGCTGCCAAGTTTTGCCTTGAATTCTTCTCTCCACTGGTCCAGCTTGATGGCTTTGTTGCGTTTACCGTCAATGTTCTCCATCATTCCGAACTTCTTGATGGCTGAGTGCAACGCTGTCAGCGCCAGCCTTTGGTTATGACCAGAGCCTGATCTGTCTGGTGGTGGAGATGCATTAGGTCGGTTGATATCCATCTCGTTGTCCACTTCCACGGCTAATGAGCTTACCGTATCAAACCCCAAAAGTGTTGTGGATAACTCCACCGTAATCATCTGGAAACCGTACCTTTGACCGTCCTCGCCGTCCTTCTGCTTGCTGATGTGCAGGATGCCTTTTGGCGCGTCCTCGATACGGATGATCTCCAATTCCGTGTCCACTGCACCCAAGAGTGAGCTGTGACCCCTTAAACCTTTGGTGGCATCCTTACCAGCGTGGTGGACGACTAGTAGTGCGCAGTTGTACCGTCCTTGGATGGCGCCAGCCGCTGTGATGAAGGCTCCCATGTCTTCACTCGCGTTCTCATTGCCACCGCCGAAGGCTCTGGCTAGTGTGTCAATGACCACCAGCTCGAACTGGATGTCGTGCGTTGCTTGGATGTCATCCACGGCTTGGATTAGGTCTTGGATGTCCGTGGCGCTTGATCTCAGGTTGATCTGCTTGCGTAGGAAGAACACTGGCGCACCCGCTGGTGTGTTGTGATGCTTCTTCATGGCCTTGATACGCGCCCCGATACCACCGTGACCTTCCCCTGCAATGTAAAGCACTGCACCTTGATGCTTGACTTCTTTAGTCAGGAATTCTCGTCCTGTTGCAATGCACTCAGCAATGTCCAGAGCCACGAATGACTTGAAACTCGCTGGTGGAGCGTACAGCGCAACAAACGCCTTCTTTGGAATGACGCCTTCGATAAGCCACTCCACAGGCTCATCATCAATGTCGTCCAACTGCTCAATCCTGAAGGGTTGGCGTTGATTCAGTTGAACTGACAAGGAATCCTTGACAGTTACCGAGGAATCCTCGGTAACTGTTGCTTTTTCCTCTGCCAACATGAAGCGCTCAGGAATCGTTACGTCATCCTCTGATGTGATCTTGTCCGTGTTCTTGGTAAGCGCTGCCAAGTCCTGCTTGTCGTAACCGTATCGGTTCACGTACTCGTAAGCATCTTCCTTGATGTCATCCAACGGCAAGTCCACGACTCGGATGCTGTTCGTTACGTTCTTCAGTGCCTTGACAGCTTTCTTCGCGTACTCCCAACCCACCTTGTCGTTGTCTGGCAGGATGACCACGTTCAAACCAGCGAAATACTGGATGGCATCTTCAGGAAAACTGCTGGCTCCCTGATGGGTACAGGTAGCTACCACACCGATGGTCTTTAAAGCGTCCGCTGCCTTCTCGCCTTCCGTCAGGAATACTGTGCGGTTGTTT